CCGGGGTAACGCTGGGTGAGGATGACGGAGTAGTCGATCATGCTGCAATCTCAATAAGGGTTATGCTGGAAGCCACTCGGGGGTAGGTGGCAGAGTCGGTGTCGGTGAACGTCCGGTTCAGATACAGGGTGCCGGACGAAATGCGCCCCTGCATCTTGTAGGTGGTGGACGACGTGGTGGACGGCGAATCAAGGTAGACGAGAACGTCGTTCTTCAACATTTCGGCAAACACGATTCCACCCGCCGACCCACGGGAACGGCTGCCTGCCGCATCACCACGGTAGATTTCGGTCGTAGTACGCAGCAACGACAGGCTGTAACCGGCAGCGTTGGTGCCGTTCGTATGGATCTGCACGATGACCAGAATCTTGTTCGCCGTATTTGCCGGAGTGATCGCCTGCGACATCCCCGTAATATCGGTCAGCGACGTAGATGAAGTGCTGAACGACGCAGCCGTCACCACAGCCTGCTGAACCTGCAACACTTTCCCGCCGAGAGACGCCCACTTCAGACCCGTCGCCTCGACAGAATCCGCAACCAGCGCAAACCCGTCCGTGCCGACAGCAAGACGGGCAACCGTGTCCGCCGCAGTACCCGCAATCAGGTCGCCCTTCGCATCAACGATGGTCGGCTGAATCGCAGCAGCAGCATCCAACTTGGCGGCAGTCACCGCACCTGCGGCAATCTTGGCGGTGGTCACATTCAGGTCAGTAATCTTCACCGTCGTCACCGAATCGGTTGCCAAATCACCAGCAACAATCGTCCCATCGGCAATCTTGGCCGACGTGACCGCCGAATCCTCGATCCCAGCCGTAGCAATCTGACCCCACTTGACCCCGTTAGTCGCCGCCGAATCCGCAATAAGAGCATGGGCATTTGTTCCCACGCCGAGGCGGTTGATGTCCGACCCATTCGTCGTCAACAGGTCGCCCTTCGTCGTCATCTTGGAGGCGATCAGGTTCGCCTCGTCCGCGTCGTCCGCCACAAACACCGGATAGATCGTCGTGCCCGAGGTGTGGGTCTGAGCGGTTGTGTCGTCCTGCGCCCGGGTCAGCGTCAGGTTCGTACCCGAGATGGTTGCTAGGCACTTTTCCTCGCTCGAGGTTCCGGGGGAAAGTACGACATAGAACGGCACACCGGCCGACGAGGGCCACCCCGTGTTGGAGGCAATGGTGACGGCAGTATCGCCGGGCAGCAGGTTGATGGTCGTGGTCGTCGAGACAGCCGAACCCTTGTACTGACGTCGTGTTGGCAGCGGCATACGGCTTACCTTACACTACGCATGATCACGGTGCAGGTGCCGTCCCAGTCCCACGGCTTGTGCATGTCGTACGGACGCATCGGGGTCCAGCGAACGTCCTCGACGATGACCGAGTAGGCGCGTTCGCCCTCTTGGTACTGCACGACACGCGGATTGAGAACCAAGTCCTCCAGCAAAACACGCTCGTTCTCGACGTCCACCCAGTAATCCCGCCCGCTGGCTGGGGTAACGACATGGTGCAGAAGCAGAGGGACGCTGAAGATCTGCGACCGCAGCGGGGCGGCATAGGCGCGGGCCATCCATCTGGTGACCGTAGGCCCGAGCGCCGGATTGGTGGTCGACCTGGTCATTGTCACCTTTGCGTCGATTTCGAACACCTTGAGTTCAGCCCCGTCAAACGTGGCCTCCAGTGAGCCCAGCGCTGTCATGGTTCCAATGACGTTGAAACTTGAATCAGTTGCGTCGTCGCCAGCGTTATAGGCGGCCGAGATCATGACCGTGCCATTGAGCGGCTCGGTACGCAAGTCCCACTTGGGTACGAACTTTGCATCCGGCACACCCCAGCGGTAGACGCCGGACTCCAGGAATCCAGAGGACACAAGGTCAGTTGAATGCTTGCGGTACGCCCCCAACCCGGAGACCGTAAACACCGGCTCGTTGTCAAACTCGTGGATGTCCAGCACGGTTCCCTGTCCGGTCACCATGAGATCCGAGGCATAGGACGGTTGGTTCGTGGCTACCTGGTCAGCAATGTTCATGCGCCCGATTCCCGTTGACTCGGAGTCAAAGTTCGTCCAGCCGAAGTAAATGTACTGACCGATTCCGGCGAATGCCTGGACGGAGGTGCCGGTCTCAATGAGGGGGCCAACCACGAGGTTGCCGTCGTTGTCGGACGAACAGAACCGCCAACCGTTTGTGAGCCCAATGAGTACGTATCCGAGGTATCCATCGATGGTGTTGACGATCTCTCCCTGCGGGAGTTCCGCGGCGACTGTCGGAATGTCCAGCGCCGTGCCGTCCGCCTTGATCTGCGTCTTGTAGATCAGCGACCGGTTGCCTGCGTAGCCAGCGCAGTAGATGAAGTTCTGGCCACCGGCAAACCCGACCCACTGGAAGTTCGTGTTCGGGTGGGTGTACAGCGCACCGGGGTTGTTGGCACTCGTGCCGGGAGTGGTCGTGATGTTCCAGATCTTCCGCTTGTCGACGCCCTGTCCGGCCACCATAAGGCGGCCCTTGACGTACCGCAGAACACCGGCCTCGATGCCGGTGATGTAGGCGGAAGACGTGGACACTCCGGCGTTCGTCTGGTCAATGTCCCCATTGGCATACGAGTAGAAGACGTTGTACCCGTCGGATGCAATAGAGTACAGGTTGGATGCGGCGGTACCGGTCACGGTCGTGAACGACGTCCAATCACTGGTGAACCGCACCAATTGCCCATAGGTCCCGTAGATGCGCAAATCGGCTGTCGCCATGTACAGGTTGGTGTTTGCGGACGCATACGCCTGAGTGGTGTCCGGAAGCAACGTCAACTGCCCGCGGTTCCAGACGTCCACCCCCTTGGACTTGTGGAACCTGTACGGCTCGGCGTCGGCGGTATCCGAGAACGTCTGTCCCGCCCCGTAGTGCCACGAGGCCTGACTCCTGCGCCACAGACCCTGCGGGTTGATGGCCGACTCGCCGGGTTCCGCGGACTGGTCGACGGAGTCACGGACACGGGCGTCGAACTGTCGGGCAAAGTCGCCGGACTTTGTGTCCAGCATGTAAGCACGCCCGTTGATGGCGACGGGAAAGACGTGGGGTACGAGTTCCGTGGACCCAGTGCCGGTGAAGAAGACGGCATTGCCGTCTAACTTCGACGTAAAGTCGATTAGTGCGGCCACTTAGGTCCGGATCGTCAGTGGGTACTGCCTCGCCAACTTGGCCTTTTCGGCAATGATCCTGTCCCTCCTGAGGCGCATGACGTTTGCCATCGAGCCGAGCACCGCACCAGGGGGGACCTCCTCGCCGCGCCTGGTGTCGCCCTGCGCCTCCGTGAAGTTGCGCTTGATCTCACGCGGTCCGACCATGCGGATGATGACGCCCATCTCTAGGATGTCCTCCATCTCAACTGGGACCTTGCACACGGACTGGATGTCGGAAGAGACTGACGCGGCCCTCACGAACGGAGTCTTGTACCGGACCCGCAACGTCCCTGCCATGCAGTCCTCATCGAAGACGATGGCGTACCCAGACGGGAAGTCGGACGTCGGCAGGTCGCGCTGCAACCGCGTCTGGTGGATGATCGGGTAGTCGTCCGCCGTGTAGCGCAGGCGCACGTCGATCAGGTCCAGTACGTCCGACGCACCGGTCAGGTCCGTCTGCCTGTCCGCACCGTTGTAGGTGACGTCCGCCACGACGACATGAAACAAGCCGTTGGCAGGTGACGACAGGTCGTCGATGTCCGCATTCAGCGCATCCAGCATGGACTGCTTTGCGAACCGTGGGTTGAGGGTGACTATCGCCGCCGACGAGTGGGATGCCGCAGTCGTACCCATGTACCCGCGCTCCACCACCAGGGTCTTCGTGCCGGACGAGACCTCCCAGATGTACATGAGTTCCGCATCAACCTCGATGATTGTCCCAGCACGAAACCCACCTAGTTCATAGGTGGTGGTCAACGACGTGACGCTGTCGTTGATGGAGGAGGCCAACTTGTTCCGCTCCTCCACGGTGCCGGAAAGCAGTTGGCGCGTCACCCGATTGAGGAGCGCGCCAGCGGTCGACATCTACTTCTTAGTCTTGCCCTTCTTCATGGGCTTGCCGGTCTTCTTAGCCTCGTCCTTGGCCATCTTCATCCCCTTCTTCGTGTAGGGGAACTCCTTCTTTCCAACCTTCGGCATGTTGACTCCTTCCGTCAGGCGGAGATTACCACTTGACCTTGTCGGCCCAGTAAGCCGCGGACATCTTGCCCTTGGCAATGTTCTTGGCATGGCGGGCCTTGAACGACTCACGGCGCTTGCGGTACGCCTCGGACTCTCCGGCCTTCTTGGGCGAACCCTGGACGCCCTGCTGGCCGAACCGGATCAACTTGACCCTGTCGCCTTCCTTGGCCAGGACGGCATGCGACTTCTTGGCACCCGGCGTCCGCTTCGGCTTGTTGTATCCGGCAAACTTCTCGCCCCTGTACTCGATGCTCACTTGCCCTTCCTCGCTTCCTTCCCGGCCTTCTTGGCCGCCGGGGTATTGGCCACGAACTGCTTGCCCTTGCGGGACCCTTCCTGCTTCTTCTTGTTTGTCGCCGCCTTCTCGGCTGGGCTCAACTTGTCCCATGCCTTCTTCGGCAGGTAGCGGGTAGTGCCGCCCTTGCGCTCGGCAGGTTTCTTGTCGGAGGTCTGCCACTTCTCCTTTGACCACTTCGACAGGCTCTTCTGGGACGACGTCTTCTCGCCCTTGTATCCGCCGCCAGCCTTCTCGTACTCGGCCGCCAGCAACTGCGCCTTGCGCGCAGACCACTGCCCGGGCTTGCCGCCTTTGGAACCGGCCATGATCCGGTCCTTGATCCGCTCCCTGAGTTCAGGCTTTGTGTATGCCATCAGCGCTCCAGGTACCCGGCGTCAGCCAGGATGTCGTGGGTGTTCTCGGTCACAGAGTAGTGAGTGTTGGGCACGAAGTGCTGGGCCTTGTGGTTCACCTCGACGGTGCAAGCCTGGTTGACCCGGCAGTCGAACATGACCGCTGGTTCCTCTAGCGGCCCGGACTCCAGGAGTCTGCCCTCTGGCAGGGCGTCGACCAGGGCCTGCGTGGACTTGGCCCAGCAGAACTCCTCGCCAGCCAGGTGTGCCCTTCTCTGCGCCATTCGATCTGCCTTGTCCTGGTTCTCGTACACCCACAGCATCTGCTGCGCCAGGTAGTCGACGTCCGCCTCGTCCCACTGACCGACCTGCGCATCCACCTTCCGGTGCGGAGTGACGGATAGGGCAAGGTGCGCAAACTCTGCCTGTCCGGACGTGGCCGTCAAGATTGTGGGTATGCCCAGCGAGATGTTCTGCAGCGGTATCAAACCAAACCCCTCGCCACGGGCTGGTGCGAGGAAGCAGTTGGAACTAGAGTAGAACAGGCGCTCGGTCTCAGCATCCATCCACGACCTGAACATGCGTACGTTCTTGGCGCTGAAATCCTTCGGCACATCGCTCGCATGCGGTGCAGCCTTGATCCACAACTGGGCGTCCGGCAGGCGCAGGCGCGTGAACGCCTCGACCGCAATGTCTAATCCCTTCCTCTTCCACAGGGAGCCGCCGCAGGTGAAAATGAACATGCCGCGGTCCTTGCGGGGCTGCGGCGTCCAGAACTCCGGGTCGACTCCGAGCGGAACGACGGTGACGTCCCTGTGGTGCTCGCTGAACACTTCGTAGTTGTGCTGGCAAGGGACGAGCACCTGGTCGTACTGGGGCATCCAGCGGGCGAACCGCGGGGGTAGGACGCTGGTCTCCCACATCGTGAACGAAACCCGATGCGTGCCATGCAGCCAGCCCTTGGTGGCAAACGGCACGGACATGAGTACGTCAACCGAGGCGTCCTCTGAAATCTGGACTCCGTCCGGAACTCCGGACAGGAAACCGTTGAGCATTGCCCCGTATCCGAACCGCCCGTCGGTAAAGCCGTGCCAGTTCTGGTGGTTCATGCCGGTTCTGGGGGCCATGTGTTTCCGGGCTTGATGCCGCCGTTGCGGATCATGCCCTTCACCAGTCGGATGCGGTCCATGGCAACCCCGCTGTCCTTGACACGCGAGTGCTGTTTGTCGTGCAGCGTGTAGTTGTACCGCACCCTGTCGCTAAACGCCACCCGCACCCCGCCCGCCTTCCATTCAAGTGCCTGAATCCAGTCAGCCCACTCAACCGGCCTATAGGGGTACTTCATCCATACGTCTCGCCGGATGATCTGATACCCGGAAAGGGGATACCAGTCGCTGGTCATGATCTCGCTCCACTTGGCCTGCGTCGGGCGCATGGCGTTTCCATTGCTGTCGATGCCCACGGATGCCTCGACGTCCCCGCTCATGTCGATGTCCACAAACGCATCGGAGGGAAGCCTGTCGTCAATCGCAAGTCCGGCAACCCACTCCGTATTTGCTGCCTCTACGGCGCAGTTGAATGCGTTCCAGTGATACGGCTCACGCAGTTCGATCTGCTGATACCCAGACCCCAGCGGCAACTTTTTGTCCGTGGCAATGATCACATGGGCTGGCTGCACGTTCAGGTTCTCGATGGACTGGTGCCAGTCGTATCCATGCTTTGCCCAGTACTCGTCGCCCCAAGATGCGCTGACCAGCGTGAGGTTGTTGACGGTGCTCACTTCATGCCGAGGCCGGTTTCGACCTGCCATGCATGCTCGGCGCGCTTCTCCGCCTCGGCGGAACCGTCAATCGCCTTGGGCTGCAGGCCCTCCGACCTCAGGCGCTTATACGCGTCCAGGTCCTTTTCCAACTTCTTGTCCTTCTGGTTGATCGTCGCCGCCCTCGAACCACCACGGCGACTCGGGGTTGCGGAGGCCGCAATCGACAGGCCGGAAACCTTGCACCCGAAGCACCCGTCCACGTCCAGGTTTGGATGAACCCTCCGGTGCAGCATTACGAGATGTAGGCCCCGTAGCCAGCGGCCGTAAGAGATGCGACTTCGTCTGCATCCAGGGGAGTCTTATGGCCACCCAGGTAGATCTTGACGACCTGGCCGACGTCGCGCTGGTCGACCTCGGAGTACGTGCCGTCGTTGAGAAGGTAGACGTTTCTGCCGCGTGGCTCCGGCTCGTAAAAGCGCCAGAGTCGGGCAGCGGGTCCGTAGGTACGCACATCTCCGTACCGCGTGAAGTCGTCAGTGGGAGGGGAAAAAACAGCCATCGAGTAGGTGGGGGGCGGCGGTGGAGGTAGCCGCCGCCCCCCTTCCTACTGTAGCAATCGGCTAGTTCGCGCCGATGCTCGACGCCGACTCGATGCGGCTGAGCGACTCCTCGCGGAATCGGCCGTAGCCCCCGAGCCAGTACCAGCCGGTCGGGTTGAACCGACGCAGCACGTCCACGACCGGGCCCTCGATCACTCGGGGGAACGGACCGTTGCCGTCGACCATCGAGTACGCCTTTGCCAGCGACTGACGGCCCATGATGTGGGTGCAGTAGACATCCACCGTCGCCGACGAACCGGTCGAAGAACCCGACCCGTCCGAAGCGTTGGCGAAGATCTTGGCGCGGGGCGTCTCGATGAAACGCACCGACTCAAACGTGCCGATCTCGCCGTTGTAGATGTTCGCCGTGTCCACATTCACATGCGGGGCGTTCCACGAGGCGTTGCCCGTCTCCTTGCGAAGATCAAAGGAAACGTCCGGGTGGATGAATCCGATGTAGTAGCCGTTGAACGTCACGACGTTCTTGCCACGCAGCGAGGCGGTCACCTTGCGGATGTTGTTCGCCGTGATGATGTCGTCCGAGCCCACCGTTGCACGGCTGGTCGGCAGCGACGCGCCACCCGAGCCGTAGAAGATGTTCTGCGTACCGGCCGAGAGAACTTCGCGGATGATCTTGTCAACCGAGTCACCGGCGTTGTAGCCGATGATGTTGGCCGCCGCCATGTCAACGTCCAGGAACGACGTCCCGCGCAACTTTGCGGTCGTGTTGATCGCGTTGCCGTACTCGGCGAGGGTAACCGTGACCTGCGAGTCGCTCATCGCAACCGGTGTCACATCGGTGACCTCGTCGAGCGGCGTCGTCGCGGCGTCGAGGTCCGCGTACTTCGTGAAGATGACCGATGAACCGGGCATCGACTGAGCCGTCGGCTGCACGTCGGCAACCTGGTCGAACAGCAGTTCCGAGCGGAGAGCGAAGTACGCAATCTGCTCATACGCTGCCTGGTCGACAGACAGCGAACTGGTCTGGGTATATGCCATGTCTTGTGTTCCTTCCGGGATTCCCGGAGGGCTTACCCGCCGGGGTTAGAGGTGTTCTGCTTCTTGCCTAGCCTGGGCCAGCAGTTGCATAACCTCGTCCTGGGACTTGGCCTTCTTGATCCGCTCCACATAGTCGACGGGAGGCTCGCTCGTCTCGCCCGCGGACGCCGCGGCACCAATGCGCGACCAGGCATTCCGTTCCTGGCTCGCAACCTGTGGGGCCTGCTGCGTCTGCTGCTGGATGAGATTCGCTTCCTGCGCCGCCCTACGAATGGCCTCGGTATCCAGGTCCCCGTCGTAGCCCTTGATGAAGTACTTAGACATCGGGTTCTCGGGGTTGACCCCGGCCTTCAGGAAAGCAAGTTCACGCTGGGCCTGGGAAGCCTGAGCAAGGAGTTCATCCTTGCGCTTGTTCTCGGCCTCCAGTTCACGCATTCTGGCGCGCACTGGATTCTTCGTCTGTGGCTGGTCTTCGACGGCTTCGTCTTCGTAATCGAAGTTCGTATCTGTCATGACCCACTCCTTCTGCCCACGTTCCGGATGGAGGGTCCGGTACGGCTGCGAATCTCACCCTTGTACACACAGAAGGTCGGGGCTTCTCCTGTGGGGTCCCTTTTGGAACTGCCGGGACTATAGCAAACTACTGCGACTTGCCGATGCCCAATCGCAGAGCGCCGGAGGTATCGCCCGTAGTAGCGGTGAATCCGCCGCCACCGGTGAACTCTCCGATGCGTGTCTTCTTCCGCCTCTCCAGCGCCTCCTTGGCGGCGACGTCGGCACCGAACTGGGCACGGACAATGGCTTCCTCGCCAACCGCCTCTTCGCCGGAGAACTGCTGGCGCAACTCGCCCATGGCACCGATCTCCTTGAAGCCGGTCTCTGCCTCGTCGGCCGTCACCCCGCGCCTTGCCAGTTCCTCTGCCAGGTTTCCGGTGATCGTCATGCCGCCCTGCTCCTGGGCACGGGCTGCGATCTGCGATGCCCTGGCCTGGCGCTTGTAGTCGGCGGCCATCAGGAGCGGCTTGGCGCGCTCGGGGTCGATGAAGTACGCCGCCAACTGGGACTCGCTCACCCCATACAGACGCATCATCTGGTCCTTGACTGCCTGGTCGGCATCGGCGACGACGCGGTACCCTTCCTTCAGACGGTCGTTCAACTCCGCCGCGGACACGTCTCCCTCGATGAACGACTTGAAGTCGTCGGTCGAATCGTAGAACCCGGCTGGCATGCCGTTGCTGCGAAGTGTCAGACGGTACGCATCTTCCATGGCGATGTACTCACGGGGGCTGAGTTCCGCAAGTCCCCGCGCCATCCGGGCGGCATTGCCAGCGAACCGCCTCTTGTACGCATCCTCTTCCTTGATGGAGTAGATGATCGCGTCCTCATTGGAGAAGTCGAAGTACTGCTCCGTGTACTTGTTCCACAACGGCTCGGCAAGGGAGTCCAACTGGTACTGGGCGAGCACCCTGCGAATGGCGTCGCGGGCGTCGCGGTTCTGGCGCTCCTGGGTCTGCTGCTGCTGCTGCCGGATGCGGCGCACTTCCTCCTCCAAGAAGGCGATGCGGGGGTCCTTCTCTTCATCCGGTGAAGGTGGCGCTTCTTCTTCAGGTGACGGCTGTTCAGGTTGGGGCGCAGAAGGTCCGGTGACGTCGACCGGGAACATCTCGGCAATGCGTGCCTGCGTTTCTGGATCGTTCGGGTCGAAGCCAGTAAGGTCTAACTGGAATCCTTCGCCGCGGAGTGATGCCATTACTTGTACCCGCCAAATGCCCTGGCAATAGCCAGCCCGATATTGGTGGCCGCCTGGTTGGCTGCCGTTGTGTACTGATACCCGTACCTGGAGTCGGTACGCACCATCCGCGCCCATTCCCCGAGGCTCATCTGCCTGTTCTCCACGGGACTCAGGGCCGCGCTGTAGAGCGGATCGTCGAGGCTGATCTGCTCGGGCGAACGCTCCAGGGTCCTGGCAGCGATCTCCCTGTACGGCTCGAAGATCTCGTCGAGCGTCAGGCCCGAGTCGATCTGCTCTGACAGGTGGTAGTACGACGCCTTGGCAATCCGCTTTGCCTTCTCCCGGATGGAGTCTGCGGTCAGAATCGAGCCGGTCGGGGCGTAGACCGTGCCGGTCACGGCGGAGATGATCTGGTCGTTGAGGTCCTGCGGCTTGTAGTTGTACTGCCTAGCGATCTTCTGAATCTCGGACGCCTCGCTCGTGAACAGCAGGTCATCGCGCCCGCGCTTTCGGGTGCCGATCCGCTGGGCGACGTAGTACTGGCGCGCCTTGCCGTCCAGACCGGACCGGGCGAGGTCCGTTGCAAGCGAATCCAGTTCCTTGACCGTCAGGTAGTAATCGCCGTACGCAGCCGCCAACTCGACCCTGGTCTTCTCGATGCTCGCCTGCTTGTCGCCTGCCGTCATGGCATCGAAGTTCTTGCGCTTAGCGTCGACGTTCTGGTAGTAGGAGGTGGCCATCACCAGGGTGTCGAATGCCTGGACTCCCTCGTCGCTGGTGAAGTCGTACTTCTTGGGGTTGGCCGCCAGGTCCTTGATGAGGTTGTACAGGTCGTCGCCGAACGTAGATCTCGCTTCAGCCTCGGCTGGCCCACCCTCGAAGAATGCCCGGAACTGCGGGAACCTAGCGAGGAAGTACGGAAGCCAGTTCTGGTTCGGCTTGGGAGCAGGGGTTTTTGCCATTACCTGCCGCCCAACAGCGCCATGATCCTGTCAAGACCGGTTCCGACAACCTGCGCGGTGGCCTCGTCGGGCGCTGACTGCTCGGCACGCGACAGTGCCGCCGTCTGCAGCGACGGTGCATCCTGGCTCGAATAGGCACGTTCCCGCTGCTGCTGCTGGATGTAGCGGATGGACGCATCCATCTCCTGCGCGGTCGGTACGCGACCGAGGATTCGCAGCGATGCCTGCCTGTACATCCGGCCGACATCCTCCGAGGAAGTCACCCGTACGCCCGAACCACCAGAGCCAGTAGAGAACGATGCACCGCCGGTCTTCAGGACCTGCAGGTAGCCACCAGCCGTCTTGCCCACCGACTGCGCGGCATCGAGGAACCGGTTGATCGCGGCAATGTCCTCGTTCATCAGCGCGTTCCCGCTCAACGCCTGGTTGCTCGGCTTATTGTCGCCGTACATGCCGGTACCGCGCAACGTGTTGAGGAATGTCGCCCGGGCCTCCGGAGTGCGATAGTCGCGCCAGACCGCGTACACGTCATCCGGGCCGTAACTGTCGCGGCTGGAGATGTTGCCGTTCTCGTCGACAAGGTTGATTCCGTAGTAGAGGACCGACCCCTGGGTCGGAAGGTTCGGCCCGAGGACTTTGCCGAACTCTCGCTGGTCAAGCGCCTTCGCTCGGTTCTCGCTCGTGTTAACAACGAGGCGGCCATTGCGTGCCGGAACATACGGAGCCTGCGGTTGTGGCGGGGGCGGTGACGCGCCCGTCCCATCGTTGACGATGTTGTCTGCTTCGCCGGGCGTGAAGTTGCCAGGACTGTCCGGGGTCGGCGTCGTTTCACGCGGCTTGGAAGTCTGCCGGTTTTTGGTTACTCGTCGTGAAGCCATTACTCATCCACCTCTTGAACTAGGAGCCTATTCCAAATGCGGTTGAACTCCGGACTCTGCGAGGCGAGCCACTCGCCGTACTCATGCAGTTCCTGTCTGTCGCGCAACTTTGCCTTGCCCGACAGCGTCGACGTACTCAGCCTTGCAAGGACGTTGTCGCGCCGCGACAAGTAGTCGACCAGCGGCTTGGTGAGCGGCTCGTCGCTAACGCGCCCGCTTGACACCAGGTCCTTCAGCGACTGGATGTTGTTCTGTAGTTCGTTCGTCGTGAACTGCACGTACCTCGGGAATCCCGGATACTGGGAGTGCAGGTACAGCCGGTAGTCGCGCAGGATCTGGGACTGCTGCTCCGTCCGGTACGGGCCGTACAGACGCCGGGCATCGGCATACAAGGCGGAACCAACGCGGTTCTGGGCCGACTCGACGATTTCCGAGAACGTCAGGCGTTCGCGCAGACCTTTCTTGATCTGGGCGGTCCAGACGCTGAAGTTGAGTTCAGAGCCCTTTGGCCCGAAGTACCCGGCGACATCCTTGTACTGACCGGTGAGCAGGTCCTCGTTGTCGTCCTGCCAGCGCCCGAACTCCTCGGAGCCCTCCAGGCCACCGGCAAGAGCACGGGTCTTGGAACCCACGTACAGAGTC